TGGGAGCGGCGATTGCAGTCTCCTGAATTGCCGCATTTGCGGCTTCCAGACCCTTGAGGTAAATGCGGGTCTCTGCGCCCGCTGCGCCCTGTGCATAGCTCGCAACGTAAGCCAGCTTTTGCCACATACTCAGGTGTGAGCTGAGGAGCTTCTGGATCGCGCCAAGTCCTTCGGATAGGAAGCCCAGGAACCCAGAGTACACCGGAAGGAGTGCAGTGCCGATTTGCAGCTTCAGATCCTCGATGGTGGCCTTCTGGCGGTCGAGTTGGTCAGCCGCGCTCTCGAGCCCAGGACCGATCTTGTCCACCGTTGCCGCCATGGCTTTGTTGAAGGCCTCAGCGTATGGCACACCAGCCGCCAAGTCCTCCTTCATCGCTTTGACGTTGATGCCGACCTGTTCCAGTCCTTTGGTGGATTCTTTGGCGAAGGCTGCCTGGAGCTTGTCTGCGATTTCTTCGAAGGCCATGCCCGTGGCGTCGCTCACTGCGTTGGCGTACTCAAGCTGCTTGGACAGTTGCTCGATACCAACGCCCTGGCCTACGGCCTTGACTGCGCGCTCCATTAGCTGGAGCTTGCTGATCTCGCCGTCGGTGGCTTGCTGGAGCTTCATCATGTCACCAGCCATGGCCACATTGCTGAAGGCCTTGGTCACGTTCTCAGCCTCTGCCGCCAAGTTGATGGCCTCCATGGCAAACTCCTGGATCTTGCTTCCGGCAAAGGCAGCACCGATCACACCGCCAAGGGCGGAGAACTGTTTGCTCATGTCCTTGATGGAATTGTCCACCTGGGTGATCCCACGGCGGAACTCGTTCACATCGAGTCCAAAAATTACATTAGCGGTCGTGTCTGCCATAACTTGATAAAAGAGCCCTGAGGCTGCTCACTTTTTGCTCTTCTTCAAAACGAAGAAGGTCTTGCTCACTCACCACCTTCTTGGTGGATTTGCCTGAGATGTTCACGATGACTGCGGCCAGCCATCTTGATCTCCTCCACTCATCCTTCTCCTTCTCGAGCCCGTGCTTGAGCACTGCGTCGATCTCATCCCTTGTCAGGCTTAGGGCATCCGCTTTGGATAGCCCCAGCCGCCCTACGAGCTGACCCAGTACGTCTACTGGGCCGCCCGCTGGGAAAAAGGGGCGTTGAGCCTCTCGGATAGTTCGGACAAGTCCCAGGCTCCCGCCATCATTTTGAATTCATCAAAAGATGGGCGATCCTGTACGTCCCAAAACTCTTGCGCGTATAGCATGGCCATAAGGTCAGCCAAGCCGTACTCCTTGAGTGATGTGAGCGATTTGCCAGCCGTCTCCTCAAAAAGGAGGGCTGCTCCGAGCGTGAACTTTTTTCCCATGTCGCTCACGTCTTAGTTGGTGCCTACCGTCCAAGCTCCGGTGCCGTTGAGGCTGAAGCTCACTGATCCGTTGTCCTTGTCGGCAGCGGTCACACTCAACTGGGTGAGGATGGCGTCACCTTCGATCTTGGTCTCACCAGTCACGGGGGTCGTGGTTCCAGCGGCCACCTGGGTGATGCGGAGCTTCACCAAGTCGCCCACCTTTGCGTAGAGCTCATCCACGTTCCAGAGAGAGGCATTGTCATCATCCATGATGGTCGTGCCGCTGATGCTCCAGTTTTTGGCGCTGGTTACATAGGTGCGGAATACCGCGGCGTCCTTCGAGGTCGTTTCGCGGGTTTCTGCGTTCATTTCAAAAGAGCACTCGGTCTCTGATGCGAAGGCTTTGTAGGTGGTGCCACCGTCAGCCGATAAGAAAAGGCGAACTTCGCCTCCTGAGATTGTTGCCATGTCAGTAATTGATTAAAAAAGTGAAGTCAGCTGAGAGAATCAGGCTCTCATCCTGTTCGTTGTAGAAGATCTGAGCGGTCTCCATGTATGCCTGGGTGAAGGTCACCTCTGCGGCGACGCCCAAGGTTGCAGCGGCGCAGTCCTCGCCCTCGATGCTTCCAGAGTCCTCCAGAACCTCCTGGCGGTACATTGGGATGACACGTGGGTAGTGCTGGAGGTGGTGTCGGATTTCTCCGAGTTCTGCCTGGGCCAGATCACTGTCTGCGAAGTGCAAGAAGAGAGTCACGTTCAAACGCTCGGCCTTGTACTCATCCTTGGTCTCTGTGACGTTGATGCCGTTGAGCGTGAACACAATGAAGTCCTCAGCAACGCCCTGAGGCGCAGCATACGAGTACACGGGCACAGAGGAGGCCGCGTTCACTGCTTCGTACACATACTGGAGGTAGTTCATCGGAGGTTCTCTTTGATTCTCTTTGCTACAAATTTAGCAATTCTTTTCTGTGCTTTTGCGGGTACATCTGTGGCGTTCACCGCTTTGTCAAAGAATTCCTTGGCCGGGAAGTTTTTCTGGGTACCTCCGAAGAGTTGCCATGGCGCGTAATATGCCCCTGATTTGTAGGATCCGCGCAGACCCACCACGACGTAGACCTTGCGATCGCCTCGGTTTGGGTATGCCCTGATGCTGGAGTAGAGGTTGTAAAAAGACGCACCCATCTTCGAGCGTTTCTTCTGGCCCGCTTTAGCTTGCTCTTTGGAGCCCTCATAAGCGATTTGACGGGCTTTTGTGACTAAGGGCTGGGCTTCCTTCATCAGAAGGCTTCTGAGCTCCTTAAAACGCATTTTTTCGGGCGTTGCCAAATTGCGGAGCTTGTCCCGGAATTGATCAAAGCTCTCGACCTTCCCGCTCTCGCTTTTGATGTAGACGGTTTTACCTCGTGCCATTGTCGCGGAGCCTTGCCTTCACGATGATGAAGCGGCGCCGACCTTCGGGCACAACGCTCAAGATGTCGTAGTCCTCTGAGTTGTATTCGAGCTTCCAGTTCGGCTTCACCGAGTTGGGGTAGCGCAGACGCCAGAGGTAGATGGATGAGCTCACCATCTGATCATACGGCATGGATTCGGTGCCTGTGGATTCGCTCACGACGCGCTCGGCATAATAGGTGCCAGCACTGGTCCACCCCTTGGTGGCCTGTCCTGAAGCGTTCACCGTAGTGGTGGGCTGGTACAGGGTGACTCTGAGGTCCAGCATTAGGAGAAGTTCTGGCGGTAGCGGAACGCTAAGCGGTCAAAGAAGCGCGTGCCATTGTATGGCAAGTCATCGCCGTAATCATAGGCGAACTTGACGCGCTGGTAAAGGGCGAGGATGATGTCCTTCGAGGGTGCGGTGGTTCCCGCTGAGTAAACGATCACGAGGCGATCGGCCACTTCATTGAAGATGAGCTGCTCGTTGATCCGTTGGTAATCATCGTATAAGGCCAACACGGTGGCGTTGCCTTCATCATCGTATGCCGTCACCGAAGTGATGACACCCGCTGGACCGTAGGGGAGAGGGTAAACCTCCACCCCCACAGTGTCCGCGGTGACAGTTGCAGTACCTAAGATATAGCCCGTGTACGCATTGAACTCCTCGACCGCTGCCTGGTATAGCATGGTCAGAAGCGCGTCATCCGCGCTCCCGTCCACACGGCAGAAGGATTTCAATTCCGTCAGGTTGACGGAAATGGGAGTGTATGCGCTCGTGACTACCATCTTAGTTTAGATCGTTACGTCCGTGGCAAGTGCGAAGGAAGCGTTGCGCAGAACGGCAACGTCCATGAAGCGCTCAACGTAAACCTCAACGATTGAAGACTTCATCTGAGAGTATGGGTCAACCATCAAGGTTGCACCACCCCAGAAGCCAATCTGAACGTCTGAGAAGTTACCGAACAGGATGCCGTAAGTGTCAGGCGTGCCCGTGGTCTTCTTAGATACGGTCGTTGAGTAGATGTTGTAGCCGTTGGCAGTCTTGACGGGATCAAGCATACCCTCAACCAGGAAGCGACCTGAACCAGCGTCGACCTTGGTCTTCTTCAGCTTAGCAACCACGTTCGGGTGCGTAACGTAAGCCAGGCGGCCGTCGAGGGCGTCGTTGGCTGCGAGAGCTGCTTCCATGTCAACCAGGTCATCAAAGCTGATGGCGCCAAGCGTCAAGGCTTGAGCGGCAAGCTCAGTGTAGATACCTGAAGGCTGGTTTGAAGAGCCAGTTCCGTTCAGAACGGCGTTCTCCAGGCCTTTGTTGAACGACAGGTTGAGCTGCTGGATGATGCGCTGCTCGATGCCGCGAGAGTACTCTTGGCGGAGGAGTTGGTTCGACATTGAAGCGGTGATCACGGCGCGCTTGGGGCTCATGGTTACCTTGTCGAAGTTGATGTCCTGAGCGGTGTCGGCACCAGTTTCAGTCTGCCAGTTGAGGGCGTAGCTGCTGGTCTGCTTCGGGAACTCGACGTTGCCCACCAAGTTCTCAGCAACTGAGCACAGGCTCAAGGTCGGAGTGTTGGGGTACAAGAAGTCGATGTAGCGTCCTGGCTCCGTGAACACAAGGTCACCGCCCAGGTTGCCGCCCGTTCCACCAGTCACAGACTGAGTGCGGAAAAGCATCTCGGGAAGGTTTACGGCGTGCATGTCGCGAGCGTCAACTCCGAGCTTGCGCTTCTCGTTGAGGCCTTCGGCATTGATTTCAGCTTCGATGCCCGTCAGCTTGCCGCTGCGAGCTTCGTTGATAGCCTTAACCAAGTTGAACTTGGCAAGGTCGCGGGCTTCGCTCTTTGAGAGCTTGCCTTGTACGGCAGAAGCGTCGACAAAACGCTCGGCGCGTACTTCTTGGATTTCTTCGTGGTTTTCCACTTCTGAAGGGGTTTGAGTTAATTCTTCGGGGAGTTCAGCCGTGCGAGCCTCTTCCAGCGATCGCAGTGCGACGCTTGTGGTGGGGTTGGCTCCTCGCGGCGTGAGGGATATGTCATAGATTTCGCCCACCTCTTCGATCACTCGAAGTGGCTTCTCTGAGCGAACATTCTCCCAGCGTTCCTTCTTAACAGTGAACGCCCAGGAGGCTTGATCTACGTCACCGCGGCCCACGAGGGTGCGTACCTCGTTGCCTGTGGCGGTGTCGGGGAAGTCAAATGAAAAGTGAAGGCCCTCCGCGTCAACACCTAAACGCAATGAACCTTTGCCAAATTTGCTTCGGGCCAGCACCTTATCATAATCGTGATTGTACAACGCATGGATGTCATAAGACTCCAGGCTGCGAAATGCAGACGGCTCGATGCGCTCAATGAACGCACCCATGTCGTACTCGCGGAAGTTGGCCGCGTAGCCTTCAGCTTTGCCCTCCGTCTGAGGTATCGCTTGACTGCGAATTTCCTTCTCCATCTTGTTGATCTTGATTTGAGCCCATGTGAAGGGGCTTGTTGTACTCATCGCCTCCTGGGATCGGCGGCAAGCCTTCCATGCGGCGGATTTCGTTGGCGCTCATCGCGCCGATGTTCCAGTATGATACATTGCGCTGGACCTCCGTTTGGATGTCACCGCGCATGATTGCCTTCATGTCCATAACGAAACGGCGGTTGCCGTTCAGGAGCTTGTTGGTGAACTCGAGCTCGATCATCTCCACCAGGGGACGGATGCAGTCGCTCACGAACTGAGCGTTCTGGGCTTCGATGCTATTGGCGTAGCCAGCGCCCTCCATGTGGCCGATCTTGTGCGGAGGCACAGAGTAAAGACGGCAGATCTCCTCGACCGAGAACTTCAGGCTCTCGATGAGTTGGCTCTCCTGGAAGTTGGCGGCGACGGGCTTGTACTCCGCGCCCTCGGTCAGGACTGCCGTGCGTCCTTTGTTCTCTTTGTTGAGCTGATCCCACTGCGACCCGATGGCCTTGATGCGATCCGGATCCTTGATGGTGCCCTGGAGTTGGAGGACTCCCTTGGGCATGCCACCGTTTCCGTAGAAGCCGCCCATGTGTGCAGTTGCAGCCATCGAGGTACCGATGATCTCCTTCGCGTACACGATTGGGCTCACTCCGTTGATTCCGTCGAGCGTCCAGTATTTGAGGTGGATGATCTGGTCAGGATCCAGGTTCATGGTCACACCCGTGGTGAGGTAGACCTTGTACTTCAGTGTGCCTCCGGTGGTATCAATTTGTACCAGGTCGGTGTCAACGAGCTCCAGGCCGCTAAGGTTGGCGCCGTTGCGCATTGGAAGAATGTAGGCATTTCCGCGGAGGAGTAGCTGACCCATGAAGGCTTTGCGGAAGTCATAGGAGTTGTATGATTCGTTTGGACGGCGGCTCACCAGGTCGTTGAGGATGCCGTACTGGAGGATCATGCCCTGGTCCGTTTCGCGGTACAGATGCCACGGAAGTGAGGCTATTGTGTTCCCGATCAGGTTCACACATGAGAACACCGCCGACACCTTCGGGGCGTTGGTGCTGCTCACGTTCTCACCCGCCAAAGTGCCAGTGCCACCGAAGAGGCTCAGGAGCCAGGGCTTCGGGTTAATTACGCCGCTAACTGAGCGGACAATACGGTCATACCATGCCATCTCTTGCAAAGTTACACAAAAATTATGTCCATCTCCTCATACGTCGAAATTCCTGTATTTGCGTTGTGAACGTAACCCGCTAAGGCCGTGATGAGTGCCGCGGTGCCGTCGATACGATCAGGAGCCTTGTCTTTTTGGAAGGTCCAATTGTCGTTCTTGTCGATGTGGAGGCTTGTGTTGGCGATCATCCAGGCGGTGATCGGGTTGCCATCGTGCATGAATTTTCGCGTCTGAACCATGCGGAAGAGCAGCTTCATCGGTTCGTTCACCATCAGTGCGCTCTGGCGCACCTCCCAACAGAAGGCTTTGCCGTATTTCGTGCGCAGCTTCTCCACCGTCTCGGCCGCGTTCCAGGGATCAAAGAAAATGCCCTCGATTGGGTGCTCATCCATAATCTTCTCGATTGCCGCGATCCTGTGCTCGGTTGTAGTCACCTCGCCCTTGACCACTTCGAGCTGCCCGTTCTTGATCCAGTTCTTCACCAGGTTCGGGTACTTCTGACGCCGTTTGGTCATTGCGTGCTCCGTGATCTGGTAGTTCTGGACAGAGTAAAACTCCTCCCCATTGAAGTAAACCACCGCGTAGGCCGTGAAGTCGTTCACCGCTGCCAAGTCAACACCCAGAAAACACCGCCATTTATCAAGGCTTTTCGGCTTTTTACTCTCGCATTTCAGCCATTTACTCAACTCAATGTAGGGCTGGGCACTGCCCGCCCACTGGTTGAGGTGCAGCTTGCGAAGTGACAGAAGCGTCGGCTCATCGTGTTTGGCCGTATTGCTGAGCTCTTCCAGGTACTTAAGAGAGACCGTCACACCGAGCGATGGGTTGGCCTTGGCCCACACCTTTGGATCGTGCGGATCCTCTTCATCCTTTGCGCCGTAGATGATAGTCAGCCAGCTCGGGTCGATTTCTGGTTGCTCCGCCACTCGCTCCGCGTACTCGTGCCACTTGTGGGCGAAGGAGTAAGCACTGCCCGCCGTGGTTATGGCCACGAACTTGGACGGCCGCGCCGCCATGGACGTCCGAAGCGCCTCCCAGAGTTCTGGTCCCTTGACCTCGTTCCAGGAGTGGATTTCATCCGCCAGGATCAGGCTCGGGTTTAGTCCGTGGTTGCTGCCTCCATCCGAGGTGATGGTCTTGAGGTAGCCCGGTCTGCCCTTTAGTCGTATTTCTTTGCGGAAGGGTTCGAGCACCTTCTGGAGTTGTGGGTTGAGGAGGATCATGTTCCGGACATAGCCGAACAGGATTCCGGCTTGCTCACGAGTTGCAGCCGCCAGGATCACCTGGGGGTTGGAGTTATTCTTGAAGCCCTCCAGCATGTGAGCCACTGCGAGCATTGCGATGAAGGCACTCTTCCCGTTCTTCCTTGGGATTTCGAGCCAGATCATGCGCTTCCCTTCGCCCTCACGGATCAGGTGCCTCTGCCAGTCAAGGAGCTTGACGGGCTTGCCCGCGTGCTCATCTTCAGTCAGTACGCAGTACCTCTCGATGATGTTCTCAGTCCAGGTCGAGTCCATCAGCCAAGGTCTTTTTGAGTTTCTCGATCTGGGCTTCTGCCTTCTGGAGTGTTTCGATGGCTGGATTCTTCCTGAGCACTGGCTTCCCTCGGTCAGTTACCGCTTCCAGGATTGCTCCGTGTTGATCAATCGAGCGCTCGCATTCTGCTTTGATGCGCTCCCAGCGTTGTAGTTCTTCGTTCATGGCTTTAAAAGATTACGTTTGGGGGGTCTTGGTCCCTCCCCCCGAAAAATGAAGAG